CAAACAAAAAGAATTACTTGAAGATGCTATTATTATCTATCGAGTACAACGGGCTCCAGAAAGAAGAGTGTTCTACGTTGATGTGGGCAACATGCCGTCACACCTTGCTATGCAATTTGTGGAACGTGTTAAAACGGAAATACATCAAAGACGTATCCCATCGGCGACAGGCGGAGGTTCAAATGTCATAGACAGTTCATACAATCCGCTTTCAATCAACGAAGATTACTTTTTCCCACAAACGGCTGAAGGTAGAGGATCTAAAGTTGAAACATTGCCAGGTGGTACTAACCTAGGAGAGATTGATGACCTTAGATACTTTACTAATAAGTTGGTACGCGGACTACGTATCCCAAGTTCGTACTTACCAACTGGAGCAGATGATTCGGCAGCACAATATAATGACGGACGTGTGGGTACAGCTTATATCCAAGAGCTACGCTTCAATACCTATTGTGAACGTTTGCAAAACTTAGTAGTTGAAGAATTTGATACTGAATTTAAAAGATATGTTTTAGAAAAAGGAATCAATGTAGACGTTTCTATGTTTGATTTAAAATTCCAACCACCACAAAACTTTGCAGCATATAGACAAAGTGAAATTGATAATGCTCGTGTACCAACTTATTCACAAATGAGTGCTATTCCATATATTTCAAATAGATTTGCAATGAAACGTTTCTTAGGAATGACAGACGAAGAGTTAGCAGAAAATGAACGTCTATGGCGAGAAGAGAACGACGAGGAACTAACAGCAATGCCAGGATCAGCAGATGCTGAACTACGAGATGCTGGTATAAGCGGAGCAAATATTTCAGACGATATAGACAATTCTGAGGACGAATTAGAAGCCAGCGCAGGCAGCGAAGATGCAGGAACAGACAGCGGTCCGACATCAGCAACAGATACCGAACTCGGCTCAAACACAAATACTGAACAAACTTTATAAATACTGTACTATGATATTACGAGAACTATTTTATTTTGATCCTATGACTGTTCAACCAGTTGATGATAAACGTTACGAAGAAGGTGACGATACTTCTGTGTTGAAGAAAACAGATACTCGTAAAACAAGATTAAGTTTACGTCAAATTAATCGTATCCGCAAAGCATCTGAACTACATACAGAGAAGAAGCAAGAAGAATTGCACTTCGTAAGACAAATGTATGGAATAGCAGCACAAGCTGCATCAGAAGCTGGCGGATTATAATTTGAATAAAATAGCCTATGTTATAGGTAATGGTACAAGTAGACGTAACATTCCCCTTTTAAATTTAGTTGGTCAAGGAACTACATATGGTTGCAATGCAATCTATAGAGAGTTTTCTCCTGATTATTTAATTTGTGTAGATGTTAAGATGGTTATTGAAATAAACAAGTCTAGATATCAGTATGACAACCAAGTATGGACAAATCCAAACAAAGCATATAATAATTACACAGGATTTAATTTTTTTAATCCATCAAAAGGTTGGAGCAGTGGACCTACTGCATTAAACTTAGCAAGTGACCATAATCATAAAAAAATATACATATTAGGGTTTGATTATGTTGGCATAGATAATCTTATTAATAATATGTATGCAGATACACCAAATTATAAAAAAAGTACAGACAAAGCTACCTATCACAGTAATTGGTTAAAGCAAACAGTAGCAGTTATTAATCGAAACGCAGAAATTAAATATGTTAGAGTTGTTGATGAACAAATTCCTTTTGTTCCAACAGAATTTAGGAAATTAAATAATTTAAGCCACATAACTGTAGAAAAATTCAACGAAATACACAATATTGAGTGAAAATAAATTTTTTACTTCATTTTGAGCCTATTTTCGCACGTTTTTTAACATCTTTGTTAAATATTATATGACAGCCCCATACTGATGTCCTATCTGTGATATCTGTATGTGAAATAACATTTATAGGAGTGAAAAATGTCAAATACAAATAAATTTGAACAAATGCTAGAACTTCTTATCAACGAAGATAAAGAAGCAGCACAAGAATTATTTCATGAAATCGTAGTGGAAAAATCACGCGATATTTATGAAGGACTATTAGAAGACGAAGCAGACGTAGATGAAACAACTGATGAAGAAGTTGACGAAACTACAGATGAAGAAGTTGACGAAACAACTGACGAAGAAGTTGACGAGTCAGACGACGAAGAAGTTGAAGAAGGCTTTGACTTAGACGAGTTTGAAGTAGAAGCGGAACCAGCAATGGGCGGTGACGCAGGCGACGACATGATGGCAGACCTTGGTATGGATGACGAAGGCGACGACGAAGAAGGCGAAGAGCCAGAAGGTGACGTTGAAGATCGTGTTGAAGACTTAGAGGACGCATTAGACGACCTTAAAGCAGAATTTGAAAAAATGATGGCCGGCGACGACGACGAAGGCGACGATGACGAAGCCGAAGAAGAAGGCTATGCATTTGAAGCTACTGACGAAGAAGTAGAAGAAGCATCAGACGACGAAGTTGAAGAAGCTACTGACGAAGAAGTAGATGAAACTACTGACGAAGAAGTAGAAGAATCAAAAGGTACACAAACAGCTGGCGAAGAAATGCGCGAGTATGTAGAAAAAGTATCAGCTACAATGGGTGACAACGGTGCTAACACTAAGTCAGCAGTAGCAAATCCAAACAATATGGGCGGCACAGCTTCAAATCTAGCACAAGGTGCAGACGAAAAAGGTGGCTCAGCAGCAGGTCCTAAGGAAGACGATGCTGGTAACAGAAATAAGCCAGGTGGGATGAGTGCTAAGAAAGGCATGAAAAACGAACCTGGTCATGGCGCCGAGAAAAAAGGTAAGCCAGAAGCAGCAACTGATAAGAAATCAAGTATCGGTAGCTAAGTTAGGAACAACTAGATGAATAACTTACGAGAGCACCTGACATTCGACCAAGCAAGAATAGTAGTCGAAAACGCTAACGAAGGCAAAGACCTTTATATGAAAGGGATTTGCATACAAGGCGGAGTACGCAACGCTAATCAGCGAGTGTATCCTGTAAATGAAATTGGCAGGGCTGTCAAAACTCTCAATGATCAGATAACTGGAGGATACAGTGTTCTCGGAGAAGTTGATCATCCAGAAGGACTTAACGTAAACCTAGACCGTGTATCACACATGATTACAGAAATGTGGATGGATGATGCAAACGGTTATGGAAAACTAAAAATATTGCCAACACCTATGGGGCAACTAGTTAAAACAATGCTTGAAAGCGGAGTTAAATTAGGTGTTTCATCACGCGGTAGCGGCAATGTATCAGAGGACGGTGACAACACTGTATCAGATTTTGAAATTATCACCGTGGACGTTGTGGCACAACCCAGCGCCCCCGGTGCATATCCAACACCAATCTACGAGCACCTTATGAATGCCCGTGGCGGATATAAGGCATACGAATTAGCTAAGGCAACCAGACATGACGACAAGGCACAAAAATATCTAAAGGAATCGTTGATAAACATTATCAACAAACTCCAGTGAAATTAGGAGAACGTAATGATTGATGCACTGAAAACACTCTTTGAAAATGATGTTGTTTCAGAAGAGATCAGAGCACAAATTGAAGAAGCTTGGGAAAGCAAAGTAGTAGAAAATCGCCGTGCAGCAACAGCTGAACTACGCGAAGAGTTTGCTCAAAAATACGAGCATGACAAGTCTACTATGGTAGAGGCAATTGATACTCTACTGTCCGAGCGTCTTGCAGAAGAAATTGCAGAATTTGCAGACGACCGCAAGCAATTAGCAGAAGCAAAAGCAAAATATGCTGTTGCTATGCGTGAAAATGCGGATTTAATGAAAAATTTCGTAGTTGAAACACTTCAGCAAGAGATCAAAGAACTACACGCTGACAAAGCACAAATGGCAACTAAGTTTGCCAAGCTTGAAGAGTTTGTAGTTGAGGCTCTATCTTCCGAAATCGCAGAATTTTATGAAGACAAGAAGGACTTAGCTGAGACAAAAGTACGTTTAGTACGCGAAGCTAAGGAACACTTTAGTAAGGTTAAAGCTAGCTTTATTGAAAGAAGTGCTAGTGCAGTATCTGAAATGGTTGCAGAGACTCTTAATAAAGAGATTTCTTCACTCAAAGAAGATATTAACACAGCACGTAGAAACGATTTTGGTCGTAAAATATTCGAAGCGTTTGCAGCAGAGTATGGCACTAGTTATCTAAACGAAAAGTCAGAAACTGCTAAACTTTTACAAGTTGTTGATACAAAAAACAAGCAACTTGCAGAAGCAAAAGCAACAGCTACGAAAGCGATTAAAATTGCAGAAGCAAAAGACGCTGAGAAAAAACGTCTTGAAGAATCTGCAAAAAGAGAAAAAATTATGAACGAATTGGTTTCGCCATTAGGCAAAGACCAACGCGAAATCATGACAGACTTACTGGAATCAGTTCAAACTGAACGTTTACAAAAACAGTTTAACAAGTATCTACCGGCAGTAATTGACGGTAAAGGTCCAGCAAAGCAGAAGGCAGTATTAGCAGAGGCAAAAGAAGTAACAGGCAACCGTGACGAGAAGTCACAAACTAACGTTAGTTCACAAGCAGACGATAAGAATGTAGTTGACATTCGTCGTTTAGCTGGATTATAAAAGGAGAAATCAATGTCAGAACTACTAGAAAGTCGCTGGCAGGACACGAAAACAGCACTTCTTGAAGGCCTTCAAGGCAACAAAAAGTCAGTTATGGCTGCAACTTTGGAAAATACACGCAAGTATTTGTCAGAGTCGGCTACAGCTGGTGCTACTTCTGCCGGTAATGTTGCAACTCTTAACAGAGTTATTTTACCAGTTATTAGACGTGTAATGCCAACAGTAATTGCAAACGAAATTGTTGGTGTACAACCAATGACTGGTCCAGTTGGACAAATCCATACTTTACGTGTTCGTTATTCAGACACAGTAGGTGCTGGTGCGTCCGGTGCTACCGCAGGCGAAGAGGCTCTAAGCCCATTCAAAATTGCGGAAGCATATTCAGGTAATGCTACATCAGGTAAAGCTGATGCAACAGCAGCACTTGAAGGTTCAGCAGGTAACCAACTCAGCATCCAGATCTTAAAGCAGACAGTTGAAGCTAAGACACGTAAGTTGTCAGCTCGCTGGACGTTTGAATCAGCACAGGATGCACAATCAATGCATGGTATCGATGTAGAAGCAGAAATTATGGCTGCTTTAGCACAAGAAATCACTGCTGAGATTGATCAAGAGGTAATTGCATCTCTTAACACACTCGCAGGCGGCGTAGTTGAAACTTATGATCAATCATCTGTTTCAGGTACAGCTACTTTCGTAGGTGATGAGCATGCTGCTCTTGCAGTGCAAATTAACCGTGCATCAAACCTTATTGCACAGCGCACACGTAGAGGTGCAGGTAACTGGGCTGTTGTATCGCCATTCGCGTTAACAATCCTACAATCTGCTACAACTTCAGCGTTTGCACGTACAACTGAAGGTTCATTCGAAGCACCAACTAACACTAAAATGGTTGGTACATTGAATAATGCAATGAAAGTATATGTTAACACATATGCAGCAGACGATGCCAACGTTCTTATTGGTTATAAGGGTTCAAGTGAGTCAGACGCAGCTGCGTTCTACTGCCCATATATTCCATTAATGAGCTCAGGCGTTGTACTAGATCCAGGCACTTTTGAGCCAACAGTATCATTCATGACACGTTATGGATATGTTGAGCTTAATAACACTGCTTCGTCTCTAGGTAATGCAGCAGACTACTTAGCAGCAGTTGCTATTACTGATACATCAGTAAACTTCAGCTAAGTTTTTACTTTATAGTAAAATTAAATAGGGCCTACGGGCCCTATTTTTATGACTATACATTCTTTCTATATTTTGATAAATATTACAGTAGAGCGTGAGGGCGCTTCTTACTATCATATAAGAAAGGGCAAGTATGATAGATCCGGTATCCGCCATTGGTATGGCAGCAGCCGCGTATCGCGGAATCAAGTCAGCAATAGACACAGG